GGAAAGCTTACACTTTTTGGCGGACTTCTTTCGTCAGGTGTTGTTTTTGCAACGACAACTGATGTAGTAAATACCGTAAGTGAAACTGTATCAAACATTGATGTTCCGTCTGTTCAGGATATGTTTGTAGGAACTCCTACATTCTAGTCAATCGACAGAATATCACCAACCCCGACAAGACTTTCCGTGCCATAAATAGACTTTAAGTGTTCAATTTCTCTGCGAGGTATAGCAGTCTCTCTCGAATAGCGAGCAATTGCTTTATATAAGTGAAATCCATGATAACGATCGTGATGGGGATCTTTCTTTCCAAACATAATGGAAGATCCATCATCCTGCTTTAGCCAACGTGTGAAGAAATTAAACAATGTATTCATTCGATACTCTTCGTGATTCGGTCCTTCCGGGAATAGGTCCCAAAACATTGACGTAGCAAGACGAATTAGGTCAAAGGATGGATTCGGCTTTACACTACTGAATTTATTGTTATAAAATGGTTCGACATTATACTGACCGCCTGCTTCCTCATTTACTGAAAAATGATCACTCATAAATGTTTTTGATTCTTTCATGCCCGGTAGACGAATCGAAGCAATGCCTCGCTCGAAATCAATAATTTTGATTAGGTATCCAAATGTAGGAACTTTGTAGAACGATCCATTGCAATTGTAGTATAGAAATTCTTGAGATGTTGAAACATACATTACATTATTTGAATGTAGATCATTATGTGTGATACCAAAGTTTCGCTGAGCAAATGCAAGAGCAAACATAACTTGAGAAACCCATGCAAGATGTTTTTCTGTTTCTGTGTGTTCTGTCATAAGTTTGTAGAGTGTTCCTTCACACTTCTCCATGACAGTTGTCTGAACCGGTACATTGGTAAACGAAGCCCATGCGAATGGTTCTTCCGTTCCTTCTTCCTCCATCGATTCTTCATCTTCGTCATCATCTTCGCAGTCACATGATGTAACTTTGAATATATATGACGTCGATACTGAAGACGAGTCGCTTTCATTATCTTCGTCATCTGATCCTTCTAACAGCTGTTGAAGTTCCGCTACTTCGGTTTCATCAACATGTTCGGCATCTAAATCTTCAATACCATCGAGAGTAATTTGTTCACCTAAGCTCAAGCGCGGTCGAGACGTACGTGTGTGTTGAAATTCAACTGCATCGCGAACTCCATCAGCTAGTTTCAGATCAAACGTCTTTCCTATATTTGAGCTAAACCAAGAACGCTCGCTCAGATCTTCGTAATCATCGGAAATATTAATAGTATGGTTCTTTGACAGTCCACTAAAGACTCCATACACTTTAGGAAAGTGTTGGCATTTTGATTGAGATAGTACTGCAGATATTAAGCTTCCAACATATACAGCGTTGTGATGCGATTGAATCTTTGCTGATATTTCAGATGACTGACCACTTGAAGATGGAAGACCAACAGTTGAACCATACTCTCCTTGCATCCACTTGAATGGACTTAATATCATACTCGTTTTGCAATGAACAGAACGTTTCTCGAACTTTGAAGTGCGAATTGAATCCGGAGATAGAATTCCTGTCATTTCTTCATCAAATCGTATACCATAATCTCCTACAAGTTCTACATCGTTTGTCTTGAATAAAACTTCGAGCGATGGAAAAAACGGCTGAATTGATTCGATGTTCCAATGTGTAAGAGCACCTGTACGTATATTCGAAAGCGACCACTTGTGAAGAGAAAGTGGAAGTGACGACGCCTTTAGTTCTGTCTGCTTACGCTTCAGCATATTATTACTTCGTGTACAAACCAAAAGCAAAAAGTTCACGCAGTATAATTAATATGAACTTTAACATCAAAAAGTTCAATATCGATATGTTGAAAGATCGATGTGAGATCGATTCTCGTAAATCTCCAATGATTGTCATCATTGGAAAAAAGGATACGGGTAAATCGTTCTTAGTTCGTGATATTCTCTACAATACTCAAGGAGCATTTCCCATTGGAACTGTTATTTCAGGAACTGAGGTCGCCAATGAATTTTTTCAACACATGGTTCCTTCTAAATTCATTCATGACAAGTACAAGCCTGAAATTGTAATGAATATGATAAAACGTCAGCTTAGTGTAAAAACAGCTCGAAATGAAGATAAGAAGCGTAGTGGTGGTAATTCTTCAGTTGATCCTCGTGCATTTTTAATTCTGGATGACTGTTTGTATGATGCTACATGGATTAAGGAAGAGTCAACACGTTACGTATTCATGAACGGTCGTCACATTGATTTAATGACAATCATTACTATGCAGTATCCTCTTGGTATTACGCCTAATTTGCGTACAAACGTAGACTTTGTATTTATTCTTCGTGAAAGTATCGTGAATAATCGCAGACGTATTTATGACAATTATGCAGGTATGTTTCCTACATTTGATATGTTTTGTCAGTTCATGGATCAATGCACGGAGAATTTCGAGGGACTTGTAATCTGCAATGGAGTTCAGTCGAACCGCCTTGAAGATCAAGTATTTTGGTATAAAGCGAGTGATCACCCGCAATTCAGAATGTGTGATGATTCGTTATGGCTAGATAATAAAGCATTTTCGTCTACCATGTTAGCTTCCGATGAATATAGTTCGGAAGCAATGAAATCTAGTAAAAAGAATGCAGGACCTTGGGTGCACGTCAAAAAGACACTTTAGCACATAACAGTAATTCCCAGCGTAGTGAGAAATGCTGTTTGAACACCAAATAAATAGTGTAAAAGTTCACCCAAAAATAAGTAATCAGTATTGCCAATAAAATTGTTAAAATACTGTCTACTACTGCATAACATCTACTATGAACGCTTCATTCGGCTTTCCAAAAATAAATGCATACGGACATCCCATTATTTATAGATCGCGAATTGCGCCTTCTGTCGGATGAACAGGGCGAGAGATAGCATCAGATAGATCCTCAGTCTCAACAAGACCAGCATCCTTCTTGGCATCCGCAAGCGCCTTCTTACGACGCTCCTCGTTCTCCTTCTTCTGCTTCTCAATCTTCTGCGTCTTCTCCTCCTCGAAGAAGATTTCACGGTTTACTTCGTTCTCCTTGTACTTACGCATCATTTCGTTGAGTTCCTGCTCGGCATACTCAACTTCAGGCATGAGGTGCTCAGAAGGATCCCACGGTAGCCAGCAGCCAACCTTGCCAACGTAGAGACTGTCCTTCGGGTAACGACGCTGTAGAACCTTGGCGTACTGCTGGCACTCCTCGAGGTTCGCAAACGTACGACGAACCTTTACACCACGAACATTGGTACGGAACTCAACCTTCTCCGTAAACTCAGCCTCGACCTCCTTCTCGTGCTTTAGGAGGAAAACCTGATACTGTTCGTGAACATCCGTCTTCTTTACTTCATCGTTGTGAACCTTAGTAAACTCGGCCATATCGGCAAATAGATCCTCGATCTTTAGAGAGTACTTCTTTGCTACAAAAGCCATAAGGTGCTCCATACCCTTCACCTTCCAGTCATAATCTAGCCACTCAATAAACTTCTCGTTCATGAATTCGGACTTCTGCTTGATAATCTTCTCCGGGCTCAGAAACGAAATTACACAGTAACGCTGAGTAGGGATTTCAGGGTCCTCGTCAAGATAGTCAATGGTAGACCCATCGTCCTCCTTTTTAGGGAGAGTCTCTGCAGGCATTTGTTTATATTAGGCAATCAACTATGAAAATACTTTTTTAACGACGACGTCTGCGGCGACCACCTTCCTCAGTCTTTACAAACGGATTGGGTCCTCGGTCAGGACGTTGACCCTGCTGGGGTCCAGTATTTCCAGGAAGTATAGCCTTCTTTACTTGCTCCGTCATAGTGGGACCCGGCTTCAGCACACGGCGAGCTAGAACATCGGAGCACTGAAACTGTATAATAAGAAAAAGGCGAATAAAGAAATTAATAGTACCAATACCATACATCCAACCGTATGCTTCCCATACTTGTTTATCTGCAGTTGTCTGTGCTAGTTGTACAACAAATACTGATAGAAAAATATCAACGACTAGACCTGTTAGTAGAAGAAGTGTGCCTACCAACTTAAAAACATCACCATGTTTCTCATAGCGAATCGCATAAATATAATAGAGCAGATATAGCGTCAGAACTACATTCATACACGTTCCGCCTACCACATATCCAGCATCAACTTCACGACCAGCACTACCATCATGAATATTGGCCTGCTGAGCTGTGTATGCTCCATACATTTGCATCATGTATGTTCCAATTGCCCATACAAGAGCAGTTGTTGTTACTGCCGTCTGAACTAAGCTCATTTGTTATTAGTGCGAACTTTTATATTTGGAACGCACTTATCAAGTCCAAGTGTTTGTTGCATCATAATCGGTGCTTTACAACCGGAACATGGGCATTTTTTATGTTCGTGGCCTAGAATATGACCGACCTCGTGAGACACCATATACTGTCTATAATTTTCAACGCCCTGACCGCTTTTTATTGATCCGCGAAACCAACGATCGGCATTCAAATACATATTACGACCCCCAAGTTCAGCACATGACAAATTGGGAGATATACCGCATAATTTTGTAACTGTCCGTGGCGATGACAGACGTATAAGAATATCTTCGTTCTCGGTTACAGGCTCAAAAAAATACCCACTTGTCGCCCAACCGTCGGGATCATTTAAATAAGCTGTAATCGCAAAAGTTATTTGATCCGAGTTGTGAATGTAATACTTTTTCACGACATCTTCGTCTATAACAACTCGAAATGTCTTTCGCATATCTACTTTAACCGAATATTTTCTCTCGTAAACTCTATAAAATGCCTGAACAGAAACAAGCTCAGGGAATGGGTGTTGACATGGGTGATCTAGTAAGCCGTGCGGTAAAGTACCTCCTCGAGGGTCTCGCTGTAGCCATTGCCGCGTTCATGCTACCTGGCAAGGTGATGAAGCTTTCTGAAATTGGCATGATTGCGCTCGTTGCCGTAGCCACGTTTGCAATTCTTGATGTATACGCTCCCAGTGTAGGTGCGTCTGCTCGCACTGGCTCCGGTTTCGGTATCGGTGCCCACCTAGTTGGCTTTCCGTAAGCATTTTCTCTGAACTATCTTTAATACTTAATGACTTCAAAGCAAAAAATACCAAAGGCATTGAGAGAACAAGTTTGGATTGTCCATGCCGGAAAAGTATTTGAGCGTAAATGTTTGACAGAATGGTGTAATAATACTATGACCGTATTTGATTTTCAATGTGGTCATAATATTCCAGAGTCGAAAAAGGGTAAAACAGATATCTCAAATTTAGTCCCTATTTGTTCGAGATGTAATCTTTCCATGGGAAATCAATTCACTTTCACAGAATGGTGTAAGCAAAGTAAGGCACAGCCTACTGAAAAGCCGACAGTATGGACAAAGATAGTATCCAAGTTGTTCGGTACAAAGGCAACTGGTACAAAATCAACGCGAAACCTTACGAACCAACTACCCAAACATTCAAAATTGCCTGGAATCTTATCCAAAATCCCGAAATCAGCTCCGAAGAAGCCTACAGAAACTACTTCGAAAAAAGCAGAAAAGAAATAAAAGTATTATATCCGTCATTTCGTAAGGATGTGGAGTGAACTAATAATTGCAGTTATTTTAGCAACATTGTTTGTTGGAGTCTATTGGGGTATACGTGGGTATCCTCCGGGTGTAGCGACATATCAAATGCCTCCAGTTGTTCCGAACGGCATTGATCCTGGACAGGCGAAGTTTATGTTTTTTTACGCTCCTTGGTGTCCTCATTGCAAAACAGCTCAACCTGTATGGGCATCATTCAAAGAAACATTGAAAAATACACCGTCTACATTCGGTGGTCACACAATTGTTTTCGAGGAAATCAATTGTGATTCCGATAAAGGAAAGAGTGCACTTTACAAAATAGAAGGATATCCTACATTCAAACTAGAAACTGATAATAAACTGTATGAATTTAAAGGTAAGCCTTCTGTTGTAGCTCTTCAGAATTTTCTAACACAAACACTTGGTCAAAAGAAATCGACGTAATTTGGAAGATGTATGTTTAAAAATATCAAGCATATCCATTTTTTCCAGGTCTGATGTTGCAGTTATAGACGGATAAACTAACTGTAATGTATATGGTGTAGTTTTAGAAACTCCACTTTGCTTAGTTGCGACTGAAATTAGATCTAGTGCAAACTCAATTGGAGAAATAGTTTCTAACGTTTCGGCAGTAATAACTAGCGATCGTGGACGAGGTAGCGTCAGAATAAGTGTAGTTTCTGAAACAGGCATAACACCAATCATATTCGGAGCAAAGAAGTCACCGTCGATATAGACCTGATTATACATAATTTGCGGCTTAAATACTCCTGGTAAACAGCATGAGCATTTGATAGCCTCAATAAGTGATACATTCTTTGAAAATAAAGTTGGTTTTCCCTTTGTGACGTTTGATGCCACGATGAACAAAGGCATTTTTGCATCGCCAATTACTTTATTACGTATGTCAAGGCCAACTTCATCGAATATAGTATATACTGTTGTTTCAAACCGATTCATTGAAAACAATCCTTTCTTTGAAAGACACGATGTGATATCATAAATTCCAATTGACGGAATAAATGATTTTGTCGATAGATATTTTTTAGCCAGTTCAGGAAGTTTATCAATAGGAAGACCAAATGCTATATATGTTCCGATAATAGAACCAATAGAAGCACCATATATACCTTCGGGAAATTCTAGTTTTTGATGTTTTGACAATTCAATCAATGCTCCAATTTGAAGTATACCTTTTATACCACCTCCACCAAGACCAAGTCGAGTAAAATGCTTCTGCATTTTATAATAAGTAAGAGTAGAATGCTACGCGCAACTGACGTATTACAAGAACAGCAACAACGGCGCGATAATCGAATGGCTGCAATGGTCCCCGTAATTGCCCAAATTCAAGCAAAAATACGCCAACAGGCTATTCATAACACAAACGCTCCCTATATTCTGTATGACGTTCCTACATATGTTTTTGGATATCCTCTTTTTTCATTAAAAGAAGCACTTGAGTATCTTGTAGGTGAGTTTTCTCGAGCCGGTTACTGGGTATGGGTTGTTGATGCAAAGTATCTTTTCATTTCATGGGTGAAGGCTGTAAAATCGAAAGAGGGTGGAAAGCCGATACTAACTACAAATTACCGTCCTCAAGTGTATGATCCGGCATCCATAGCATTTCTTCCCGATGAAAGATAAGCATGGGTTGGGTAAAAATGAATTACGATGAGACGTGGCGTGTTACGGCAAATGCGGCTGCACTTGCTATTTTTTACACTCTTTTAGGTGTACTAATTTCCTTTGTTTTGTACCACTTGTTTGATGAATATGATGATAACTGGAAGAAACGATCAACTGTATTTCAACTAGTAGATGTTTCCCTTGAAATTTCTATTCTTTCAATTATTGCATTTTGGAGTGCTCATATTATTGAACTTGCTCCTCCTTTGTTTTATGTTCGCAAGTCATTGGACATATTGGTAGATGGTTACATTTCAGGAATCTTCTATATTTTTGCCGTTTTCATCTTCATGGATGATTTGACTGAAAAGTTGAAGTTTCTGTATAACGAATCATTTGGTAAGCATTTTGCAACAATATTTCCTCAATATGGTTCGATTTTAGATTTTTCATTATCCTATACTCCTCCGCGTAAAACGAATGAGACTAATCCCGTAGCATAGAAACACCAATGGATTGTAATCACTCTCTAGTTGTTGATGAAGGTCAACATGTGTGTCAAAATTGTGGAACTGTATTTGAACAACTTATTGATGAAGGAGCTGAATGGAGAAACTATGAAGATAGCAAAGGCGAAGATCAGTGTCGCACAGGTTTTACAACCTCTGAACTTCTGCCAGAGTCTTCCTATGGATCTATCGTATCATATAAAGGAATTTCATCTTCAAATGTATCTATGAAAGCAGTTCAGCGTCTTTCATCGTGGTCTTTGTCATCAAACAGTGAACGTTCGTGGATGGGAATCTTTGACGCGATTCAACTGTGTGGAAATAAAGTAGGTCTTCCCAAATCAATTCTGTTTGATGCATGTGCACTCTATAAAGGACTAGATGAAGCACAGAAGGTACGAGGAGAAACTCGTCGCGCTTTGATGGGAGCTGCTCTATTTGTGTCATGTCGTAATCATCAAGCTTCAAGAAGTCATGAAGAAATTGCCGCACTCTTTACTGTAAATATTCGTAGTCTCTGCAAAGCGATTACACGGTTTGTTCAGACCGAAAATACCGTTCTCGATACACAAATTGGAATTGCAGAAAGATTATGTAGTGTTCTTCATTTGAACGATAAACAGAGAGAAGCTGTTATGGATTTGCTATATACAATTTCAAGTAAATCGGAAGATGAGTTTGAGAATACACCAAAAACAATTGTTGCTGGTGTAGTTGCTCATGTTATGGGGCTAAAGACAAAAACTGCTGTAAAGCCTGTTGCCGACGCGTCAGGTGTTTCTTCTTTGTCGATTCACAAACTTGTTCTCAAATTAGTTTAGTTGAATGCAACCAAAATTTG